ACCCGACCAGACCTTGGGTCAAAACTCGCTGTGATATAAAACTGATCAATCTTCGCCGTCGCGCTTGGCCTTCGCGCGGGCAGAGCGGTCTTTTTTGACAAGATTTTTGCTCCAATCTGGATCGAGGTCGACCTGACCGTCGTAGTGGACGACTAATAGTTTGATGCCGCTGCGCTTTTGCGCTGCCGTCAGCCCCTCGGGGCGCTTGGAATTTGGTCCAACATAGCGAACTTCAAGCAGCATAATTTCAGCACGCGCGACGCCGCGCAGCTTTACTGCGACTAGGTCACACGGCGACTGCGACTGCCAGGCGGTGAAGACGTACCAATCTCGATTTGTAAGCCAAGCAACGGCCAGGGCCTCGCCCCGAGCCCCTGCCCGGTGGCGATCATAGGCCATTTTATCCTCCGAGCTTTTCCACAAGCCAGGCTACGCCGGCGGCCACCGCAGCCAGGACGGCGCCGACCTTTATCAAAAGCCAGCCGGCGCCTTTGCCAACCGCCGCGATCTCAAGCAACTGATCGACTTTGGTTTCGATCCGCTCAAGTCGCCGCTCTTGCTCGTCAGTGCGAGCCTCGAGGCGCGCCAGGCGCTCGGTGTCGGTCACTGGAGCAACCCCTGGCGGAACCTTTCGGCTTGTCGGCGGTCGCGGGCTCGTAGGTTTTCCAATCCGGCGGCACCACCTGGCGCAAGAAAGCTAGGCGACGCTATAGTCGCCCCAAGCAGCCCTGGCCCTTGAGGTCGAGCGAGTTGGTTTTGTTGGCGTTGCAGTCGGTTGATCATGGCGGTCAGTCTTGCGGGGTCTGTTGCGAACAGCGTTTCAAGTGTTTGTTCTGCTGATTTTTCTGTCATGCCAGTGCGGCCGCGAGCCAGAAGCCTTGCTGCTGCGGCCATTGGATCGGCAGTGGAAAGGAGGTCGATGATACCATCTCCCGGCTCTTTTCCGCTTTCGGTTAATACCTGCTGCCGTGTCGCTGTCGGGCTGCCGCCTAAAACGCGGCGATTGGTTCCAGCGAGTTGCGCTTGGTTTTCCATGAAATCTTTGAACGCGTTGAAAGCCTTCCGTCCTTCGGCCGTGTTGGGGAACGCGGCTTTAATCGCGTCCCGACGGCGCCCCTTGTTAAAAACCTGGCGGACAAAGTCTTGATTTTCACCTGTGGTTTCGACAATGACGTTGAAACGATCGACCACACCGCGCACGAAAGCTGCTTTCTCTGCGTCGGTCATGCTGCTCACCTTTTTGGTAAGCACGTTTGATCGCGTCTTATCCAGATCGGCGCCTAGTTTGTTGGCCCGCTTTAGCGTCTCAAAATCGGCGAATTGCTTGTTAGCTTTGGCGTACTCAGGATTAAGTTCTTTTATCTTGTCGTTAAACGTACGCTTAATTTCCGCCAGCTTAGCCGCCTTTGTGCTCATCTTGCCAGCAATGTCGGTGCCTTCTTCGATGGCATCATCGAAGCCGCGTTTCACCTGATGGAGGAACTCGGTCGGAATTGAGCCTCTGTCGGCCAGCTTTTGAAATTCATCAAAGGTCGGCAGTGGTGGAATATCTTCTCCGCCGCTCATGCGGGACAGGTCAGATAGCTCCCGCGCTCTTTCGTAGATACCCTCAAAGCGCGGATTGGTCAGCACGCCGGTGAATTCATCGGCGGGGAGTTCGATCGCGTACGCTGGCCGGTAGGCCTCGCGCGCCGCCTTTTGCTGAGCTTGGGCAAGGTTGGTCAGATAGTTAGCGCTTTCTTCTGTGCTTGTGCCAAAGCGTGACGCCATTTGGTCCGATATTTCTTCGGCCTGACTGCGAAAACGCTCGGCCAGTTGTCGAGCAACCGGCGTTTGCATTCGGTTAGGGACGGCTTGCGCAGCGAAGGCTAGGTCTTGCGTGTTAGTGCCGAGGTCGGCGAGTGTCGCGCCTGTCACTCCCTGATCCCGCAATCCCTTGACGCGGGCAGCCGCTTCCTGCGGCGTAAACCCTTCGCGAGCCAGCGCCTGTCGGATTTTACGGTCGGCAAAGGGCGCAGCGCCGATACCCAACCGATTACCTATCGCTCGAGTGGTGCCAGCAAGGGCTCGCCCGACGCCTGGCAAGGCTGCGCCGATGGCGGCTCCACTCAAAGCTCCCTCCCTAGCACCTTCAGCAGTGTCAGACATCTCATCTGCCGTGCCGATCCCGGCGATTGTGCCGGTTCCTGCACCCAAGCCGGCACCGGTAAGTGCGGCTTGAGCGACCTTTTTTCGGCCGCCTGCAGCTTCACGCGCCAGAACTTTAGCGGCCGTTTTACTGCCCTGTCGAGCGGCGTTTGCCACGATGCCACCTGGTAAAAGAAAGCCACCAGCGACTTCGGTCGCCAAGGATATGACCGGATTGGCTTCTCGATAGGCATCCTGTTGGGCTCGAAGCTGATCGCGCATCTGACGATATTCTGGTGAGCTGAAGCTGCCCGTTCTCACTGCCGCCTCGAGCTCATCACCAAAGCCAAGCAAGGCGCCTTGCCCCAAGGCCGATCGAAAACCTTCAGCGACCGGGTTGAAGTCGGCGCTCGGCGCAGAGAGCGTTTCGGCTTGTTGGGGTCTCTGCCGGAAGGTAGAAAGATTGTTAGCGATCTGTTGTTTTTCAGCCTTCGACATTTTGCGCCAGTCGCTTTTGTCGACGCCGGTGCCAACCCGACGCCCCTTAATCTCGATAAATTGCTCGGCCATCAGTCAACCTCTTTGAAAGATACGTTGTCGCCGAAATCGAATGGCTGCATGCCGTAAAGCGCGCGCCTGTCTTGCACCCGCGCTTCGCGGATTTCTTGCGCCCTATTGTTGATTGCCTCAAGTGAAGCAAGCGAAGCCTGCACCGCTCGCACATCGCGAGCAGCTCGCAATTCTCGAATGGCTCGCATGGCGTCGCCCTCTGTTTGGACGCCTTTGTTTAGCCGCAGGCTGTCGTTTACATACTTTTGAATAAAGCGCTCGTATCTGTTCCTTGCGATGACCTTCCGCGCCCCCCGTTCCCCGAGCGTGAATCCAGTAAAGTTACGGATGAAGTTAAAGCTGTCCTCAATCAGACCAAATTCTAGGTCGCCCGAAGCGATGTCGTCCGTGACTTCGGCCAAGCGCTCATTGAGCGATGACAACTCCCGAATCTGTGTAACATCGTCCAGCTCATCCCGACCCGCTCGATAATTACCGTCAAAGGGTTTCTTTGGGTTTGGCGGCTCGCCTAGTGTCTTTGCAAGTTGTGCGCCCGCTTGCATGATTGACGGCTCGGAAGACATCATCTGCAGGGCGGCGACCTTCCTCATGTCGTTGGCTTTCAGCGCTGCAGCAATATCCTTGCGAAGCTGTCTCTCGCGCGCCAACGTGTCGCGGCGCATTTTTCTGTCTGCTGCCTCTTGCCCGGCCCTATCATCTGCACGTCTGTTTTCGATGGCGCGCTGAGCTGCAGCCGCCGCCGCCGATTCCCGGCGCAAGGTCAAATCTGCGTCTGACCGCTCCTTCTCAAATGCGAAACGGTCGCGGCGTAATTTATCGCCCGTAAGCCTTGCGGCCAACGTCCCCGCCGTCTTGCCGGCGGCAGTGTTGGGGAATTGACGTTGAACTGCCATTAAGGCTTCGGGATTATTGCCAGCCGCCTGCGCAGCCTCTCGCGCTTGCTGCTCTCGGCTTTGCAAAGCCATCTGCCCTAAAGACTTGCCAAGCGATCCTAAGCCTGGCCCCAGCGTGTTTAGAGGGTTCTCTTCCATAATGACGTTTGTGGGCGCGCGTATAACGCTGGGCGCTCGTGCAGCACCTAGAAGCTGCTGCTGTTGCCGCATCGCATTGGCGCGAATGGCGTCAGGTCCGGTGGCCAACAAGCCGCCGCCGCGGGTTCTCAATAAAGCCATTAGACTGCCCCCAAAGCGCTGGCGCCTTGTAACAAGCCGCCAAAGCCGCCGAGAAAACTGCCAAAATTAAGCGGTGATCGACGCACCGGGATCTGCGCGAGCTGACCGACGGGAGTGCCAGACAGCGCCGCCTGCCGGATCGCGAGCTGCTGCAGCGGAAAATTAGACTGCTGGAGAAAGTCGCCGTAGGCTAGATCAAGCGCCTGCTGATCACGGTCGCGAATGCCGAGTCCAAGGTTCTGCTGCGCCTGGGCGAAGGCCAGGTCACGCTCAGCCTTTCCGAGGGATGCGCGCCGCAAGGCGTCGGCTGCCTGGAGCTGTCGGCCTAGCTGCGCTGCCTGTGACGCCTGGTTGCGCATGGCTAGATCCTGCGCCGCCGACTGCGCCTGGTTGAAGCCAGTGGCGCGGAGCTGCGCCGCGGTGCGTGCAGCTTGGTCGGCGAACGCCCGGTTAGTCTCAGCCTCGGCAATGCCCTGTCGGCTACCGCCAAACGCACCGGCGCCTACCGCCGCTGTGCCAACCCGATTGAGCGCCATCTGGTTTGCTCGATCGAGGTCGGCCAGTGTCGTGTCGATGACCTGGCTGGTGTATGGATTCATAAAGGCTTCAGTGTTCGCCTGGATGTCGCCGACCGAGATCATGGGCGCCTCGGCCTGGTCTACACGCCGCGCAATACCGCCGCCCAAACCGCCAAACCGGCCAGGCATGGCTCGGATAAAGTCGGCCGAATCAAACATGTCCTGGCTGACATTTGCTAGTCTTTGCCCTTGGAATGGAACAAAGGGTTGGTTTGCGATCGTGCCAGCAAGCGTCAAGTTTTCATTCGCGAAGCGCTCGTATTCTGGCAAGATTCGCGAGCTGCTGTTTACTGTGCGAGAGCCGCCGCCTTTACTCATAGTGCCTTCTCCAAAACTGTGTGAGGCTGATGAAAATCAGTCAACACACGCAGCCAGCCCCGTCGGCCGACTATTTCTATTTTACAACAACTTGCACTTTTAGCCCACGCCTCGATGTCGCAGAGCATCCTTTCTGTCAGCTCTGACTTATCGCCAGCGGCGAGCCAGATCCGACAGGCTTTGTATCTGGGGTAATCCACGATCTCGGTCACGACACAGGATTTCCAGCCGCACCAAAGCTGCGCGGCGCCCTCGTCCAGAGCCCGCTTTACGTCTTCGAGGTCGTGCGTGTCTTGATGTTCGAGCGCTTTTTCCAGCATGGGCGCCGCGATCGCCCAAGTGTCAGATGCGATCACTCGGTGTCGCCGAGGTCATCGATAAGCGTCGCCACCACTTGCGCCAGCTCAGCCAGCGTGACGGTTGAGCTGTCGAAGCTGCGCCGCTTGGTGCTGTTTGTTGGCTCGAAGTTTCTGGCAGCGGTGCCGGCGCTGTTGGCGGCGGCGCGCTCGAGGTCAGCAATAAGCTGATTAAACGCCCCTGGGTCATATTCGCCCGGCGCCTCAGGTAAGCGGCTCATCGCTGACCGCCCGAAAGCTCAACGTCGAACCGCTGCTTTCCGGCGCGCCAGAATAGCGCTGTCGAGCTGCTGGACAGGCGATAGGCGATCTGCCGGCCAGTCGACCGCACCGAGACCTTGGTGGTGTCAGCGCCGATCTCGTGAGGCCCATTGGCCGTCTGACTGCTGAGCGGATAAAGGCGCGACTTCAGCGTCAGGCTGATTTTGTTGTCGGCGTCCGCGCCGGTGATATCCAAATCGGGAATGCAGTCACTGATGTTGTACAGCTCGTTGCCGCCCTCGATGTCGGTGTCACCAGTCTCAATAAAAGTTGCGAGTGCAGAGCCATCGGCCGAGGTGCCGGTCTCGTGTTCGTAGATCAGGTTATTGCTGGCCGTCGCCAGTGGCTGCGAAATCACGCCGGCTGCGTCCCAAGCCGTGCGACCGAGGTCATCGCTGAGCCACCAGACGTCAGTGCCTTGGCTATATGCCCAGACGACGACCTTGTCGGGCTCGTTGCTGCTGGCCGACGGATACGACCACCAGATCTCGCCGTACTCACTGTTGATGCCTGCGTTAATTTTGACTCGCTGGATAAGGTTGATGTCGTCAAACACAGCGCGCCGCACAGGGCATGAAAGCTGGCGCAGGCGGCCATCGTAGGCGTAGAAGCCTTCTGTCGTCATCCACGCGACCAGGCCGTCACGTTCAGCAATCGCCGCCGGCCCGCAGATCGGCCCGGTGGCGCCGATCCGGCGAAAGCGAAACACATACTCGCCGCCGACATAGGTCATCTCGTACACCGCGGTGTCGGTCAGCACCAGGATGGCGCCGCGGCTCTGGATAGCCGCGCGGATCTCAGATCCGTCGATCAGGCGCTGATCGCCCGCGTCATTGGTCGCTGCTGGCGTCCAGGTCGTGATCGCGTCCTGGGCGCACCATTGGACTTTTAGGGGATCGCCGCCAGCGCCAAACGTGACGATGTGCCGGCTCTCTGGCGAAACGACTAGCAGGTTGGCAGTCGGCGCGTTGGCCAACGCCGCAGCGCGAGTCGTCGTGCCGTTCGTCGCATCCCAATAATATATCGTGCCGCTGTCGTTGTGCAGCGCCAGCAAATCCTCGCCATACGGCGCCAAAGACCAGGTGCGCGCGTTCAACACCGTGTCAGACGCTGGTCGCGCTGTGTTCCATGTGCTCTCGCCCCAGGTGCCGACGCCCCAGCCATATTGGAAGGTGCTATCAACCTGGCCGACAGACAGCAGGTATTGATAAGTCGGTGAGCCGCCACCAGAGCCCGACCCGATCGCAGCGATGCTGGCCGTGATCGTGTAGGTATTGTCGTCAATTTTCGTGACGGTAAACTCGCCATCCAGGGTCAGCCCGTTGACGGCCGTCGAGCCGGCAAAGATCACCCGGTCGCCGGTGATGGCGCCGTGGCTAGTGTGCGCGACTGTGACCGTCGTCGACCCGTTGGTCGTCGTGAACGGCGAGGACAAGCTGCCGATCGACCGGTACGGCGTAATGTCAGTAAACTGACCGCCCTGCCCGATCTCGATCGCCGTCGCGCTGGCAATAGCGGTGTCGATCTGGCCGTCGATTTGCGCCCAAGATGTAATAGCGCGCGCGATTCCGTTGGTCGTGTCAGTCGTGTGCTTGATAAACCCGCCAATGGTCTCGGCCCGGCCCTGGACGAACCTGACGTTGCTGCCGGCAACGTAGAAGCCAGCCGCGTCGGCAGGGGCTTGATCTGCAAAGATGCCTGCCCGCGGGGAGACGGCGGTGTAGACCATCAGGTGGGCTCCGACGGCCAAGTCACCGGCAAGCTCTGGGTCGTGATGTCTCGCAGCGCCTGACGATAATCGACCCAGGCTGCGCGCACCGCGGCTGACATTCCGTTGTCGGCCATCTGCGTCCAGTCACTGGCGTCCAGCATAGCGTTGCGTTGATCGCGAATAATGGCCCACTGTTTTGCTTCTTGAGCTTGAGAGTCATTGTAACTGGCCAAGGCTCGGTCTGCGTCGACCTGGCTAACGTCAGGCAGGTAGAGGTAGCTGTCTGCGACATAGGCCGCTTTGATGTCCTGGCCCGCCGCGCGAATGATGTCTGGCAGCACCCATGAAGTTTGGATTTGCAGAACCGCCGTCATCGAACGATCTCCACGTAAACCGAAAATGGGATTGTCTTCGTCTCTGAGGTGTAGAGCTTGAAGTCGAAATAATCGCCGCTCGTAATAGGCGTCAGGAAAGTCACCGTGCCGCGCTTACCGTTCCCGTCGGGGTCTTCGCCCTGGTCGCCCCAGGCTGCGGGTGGATTGGCTCCGCCGTACCCAAAACCGTTCTGTTGGACCGCGCCCCCGATGGTGTTGGTGCTGGTCATCACGCCGACAAAGTTAAAAACAACCAGCGCCAGCTTGCCGTCAGTAGGTGCCTCAAAGCGGTTGTTTGAGGTGTTAATCAGGCCGTGCTCGTCATGCACCCGGTTGGATGAATTGAAGGTCACCGAGGTCGTCACGTTAGCGCTCACCGACACTGTGCCTTCGTAGAAAGCCTGGCGATTAGCGCTGTCAGTTCGCACGACGTTTGTCGCGTCGCACCTGACCAGTGTCGTCAGCCCTTGGTCTACGACAACGCCAGTGCCGGAGGCGGTTTTAACGGTGACCGTGAACGCGCCGGTGCAGCCGTTTTTGACCAAATAGGTCTTCGAACGCGTCGGGACGATAATATTTACGTTGCCCGACAGAGTGCCGGTGAGGCTCAAGATCGCTGCGTGTGATTGCTGCCCAAAGGTAAACTGAGTATCGCTTAACGTGACATCGCTAGACGAGAGCGTGATCGCTTCGGTGCCGGCGATTGCGTCCTCAAGAATTTGCAGGTTTGTGTTGGATTTCTGCCCCCAGGTGCCTGAGTTCTCACCAGTCGCCATTATCTCTAATTGAAGAGACGCGCTCGCACTGCTCGCCATGTTCTAAACTCCGTCGGGTGTTTCGCTGCCGGCCAACACGGCGTCGCCGGTCGCGGTGCCGGCGATTTCGTCGGGTCCGCTTTGCGCGAAGATAAAGTCAAATGTCGATGTGCCGGTGACCTCGTCCGGTCCTGTTTGCGGCTCGGGCTCGGGTTCTGGCTCGGGTTCCGGCTCAACGATTTCTGAGACAACCCAATCGCTACCGCTCCAACCCAGCGTGTGCGTGCTTGCGTCGTAAGCCGGCGGGTCGCTGACCTCGAACCACGGGTTAGTTTCGTCTTCCAGATTTTCGGCCACCGCCTCACTGGTGTAAGTGAGGCCATTGATTCGCCTGACGCGAAACGGCAGCGTCGGCACCGGGTAGGCGCCGCCGTTCGAATACATCACCATATTTTATCTCCAAGCTGGCCCGCGAAACCAGGCCACCAAAGTGCGGCGGGTTCCGTTAGTGATTGGTCGAACGCGATGGAACAAAGTCGATGGAAAAAAGATCGCGGCGCCGCGCTGCTTTAACTGCGGGATATCAACCGGCCACGCCGACCAATCGGCCGCGTCTTTTTCCGCAGTCAAAATGTTAAAATCACCGCCTTCGTATTCAGACGAGTCGCTTAACTGCACGACAGCGCTGATTTTGCGGATTGTATCGGTCGGCTCATCCCCTGGCATGGTGTCGATATGCCAGTCGTAGTGGTTTTCGCTGGAATAATAGATTGTGTATTGCAGCGGCTCGCACCCGGTTATTGCGTAGCGCCAACCAGCCGCCTCATTCACATAACTCAGATGTGGCCACAACATGCCATAAAGCTCGGCATCATCGTTCCAGGTGACTTTGTTTTTTCTGATATTGTGATCGGCGGACGACGGGTCTTTATTGTCGCCTGTAAGAGCCTCTTGCTCATCTTTTGCCATGCAAATCCGGTGGATACGATCAACTTGCTCGTCACGAAAAAGCCGATCAAACGCCCAATACCAATTCTTTTCCGCCAGGCTAGCTAACGGTTGGCCCGTGTGAACGGTCATTCAATTGCCTTGGTCATCAGCTGCGTGCGGCCGTCAAATTTCAAATGAGCGTGCGGTCCAAATTTATCGACGTAGTGTAGAAAAAGCTGCACCTGCCAATCATCGTTACTCGGTGGCTGAAACTTGTCGCGCCAGTGTGGAACGTCCATACCGCGATAAATCATCGCCGCGCCTGGGGGCAAGCTAACGGGCCGCGTGTTGGTGTAATCATCAGCGGCGGCCGCCCAAATCGGCCAGTCAAAATCGCCGCTTTGACCCAGGTTTATCGTTGCACTTACTTCGCAAGCTCCTCGGTCGAGATGCCAATCTAGCTCCTCGCCTGGGCGATAAACCCGCATGTAGCTATAGGTCGGGTGCAGCTTGAGCCCGGTCAAACATTCAACCTGCTTCATCATCTTAACAAGCAGCCATTCACACTTTAGCTCGCCATAGAAACTGTCGCTGTCGACTGGACACTGATCGTCCTTGATGCCTGGTTTGTCCAAATATTCATTAACGATCTGATCGCAAAAATGAAGGGGCATGAAATCGTCTACAGCGAGATATTTTTTTTGCTGAAAATAAAAAACAGCCACTTCTTTTCTTGTATGCATCAGCTTGTTGACACTCGCACGATTACTATTCCGCTGCCGCCTGCACCGCCCGGCCGCATCCAGCTATTATTTCCCGCAGCATTAGCAGCACCACCACCGCCTGATCCTGTGGCGGCAGTGCCAGGGGCGCCGCCGGGGCCTGCAACGCCGGAGACCGGGTTAATGCTGCTTGGATTAATAGAGTGCTGACCGCCAGCACCGCCGCCGCCGGGCCCACCCGCGCCTCCACCAGCACCCCCGGAACCGCCGCCGCCGCCGCCAGCGAAAATCCCGGTGGGGCCGATTGCGGTCGCCGCCGCCGCTGGCACTGCCGGCGCGATAAGCGGACTTGCAAAAGCCGCTATTGCGTGACCAGAACCGCCGGCTCTTCCGGCAGGGCCACTTTGTCCAGCCGCGCCAGCGCCGCCACCGCCCCCACCCCCGACTGAGTTGGGGCCGCCCGCCCCGCCATTATTGCCTTGCGGCGGAGAAACGCTCGGTGTGTTTCCAGCCCCAGCGGACGAGCCTAAGGGAAATGGCACCGAGTGACCGCCACCGCCAGAGCCGCCGGGCCCGCCAGACCCAAACCCGCCGCCCGCGCTCAATATAGAATTAAAGCTAGATGAGCCGCCTTGCGTGCCGCGATAAGGAGAGCCGGGCGGACCGGCATTGCCGCCGCCGCCAACGGTAACCGGATATACCGCCGCGCTTAATGTCATCGCCGCGCCAGCTTGCGGGTCGCCCGCCACGTTTGTGCGTAAGCCACCGGCGCCGCCGCCAGCCCCTCTATTCCCGCTGCCGCCACCGCCACCGGCGACGACCAGATACTCGGCTGAAATATTTGCGGCCGCGCTTGGAACTACGAGCGTGCCGTTTTGCGTGAACACAAAATATTTATAGCCATTCCCTGGCTGAAGCTCTGTGGCGTTTGTTGACGTAATTGACTGATAGGGCAGTTCGAGCGGCGGCCAATTTCCTGCCGCTTGCTCTTTGTATTGCGAGCGCAAGTCAAATACCGATTTGTAATTTACAGGCGAGGCTGTGGGGTCAAACTGAATAGCACGTGGCATTTATTTTCCCCTTAGCTCGGCCAAGTTCCAGCTTTAAAAGCTTCAGTCACTTCTGGGCTGTTTAAATTCCATACCGACGAAAACGTGCGGGTGTCGTTTGTTATTGTTTCAACTCCCGCGCCATAACTGCTGGTGACGGGAGTGAAGGCAGCGGTGTAAATGCCAGAGCTTAAAAAACGCACATCATCCATATACCCGACGAAGTATCGCGTGGCACCGCCCGGCTCGCGGCGGCCGATGTCAATGTAACGGTTGACTGAGTTGGCGTTGCCCACCGTTTGCTGGAAACCTTGCACACCGTTGATGAAGCATCGCACAACACCGCTGCTCTCGCTGACGGCGACGTGTGACCAACTGTTCAACGTGATAGTGTTTGACGTCGTATAATTGCCGACATTACGCATTTCCCAGGTCAATGTCCGGTTCGTGTTCATTTTCAACACGAATTGCCTGTACGCTGTAGCAGCGTCCCAGCGCGAAAAAATTGTTTTTTCGCTGCTTGCGTTAGTTGGATAGAGCCATGCCTCTAATGTGTATTCGCCGTGCATCCACGTCGTACCGCCGAGGCTGGCGTCGTAAGCGACTTGCAAGAAAGAAGACCCGTTGAAATAGCCGCTATACCCTCCGAATTTGTTCTGCGTGGAACTTATGGTCACACCAGAATTTGTGATCGACTGAGCCTCTGGGCCGTCGTCGCTTGTGTCAGCGTCCAGGGGCAAGTAAAGCAGCGTGTTTGACAAGTCAGTGGTGACGTTTGGCGTCGTCAGCGAGCCGGTCGCGTCGATATTGCCAATCAGACGAGCCATGGTTAGCTGATGATTTCGTAGCTAATGGTAATATCGCAATCGCTGTTTGCGGATGCGAGCGCCGTGATTGACTTATCTTCTAGCAAGTAAAACGGCGAGTTTTTATCAATCACCACAAGAGAACTGTCTGCCGGCACAACAATTGTCTTTGCGATGAATTTGTCCGACCCCGCCCCGGCCGCAGCCGAGTTAATAGCGATTGAGACATCCACGTTTGAAGAGCCATCTATATTAGAGCAGATGATGGTCCCAATCTTCAAAATGGTGCCTGACGAGGCTGCATTACTGACAATACTAGCAGCACTTGTTGTAAGTGTTGCCGTGGCTGTTTGGCCAAGTATAGAACTGACGTTGACAATATTTGGGTTAGCCATTTTTATCTCCTACGCAAAAACCATCGTCAACGCGATTGATTTGCCGGCCGATATGCCAGAGGTGGGCGCCGTGGTCAGGCTTGTGCCATCCGAGAAGGCCACACCACTACTGGCTAAGGTGATCTGCCCCGTCATTGTACCGCCGGCCAACGCCAGATAATCACTGGTCGCAGCAACAGCCATCGTACCGAGGCCAAGCGTCTGCCTTTGAGCCCCAGCATCTGCATCGTCCAAGATGGCGCGGCCGGCCGCTGTGATTGTCGTCACGGCGTAGGTATCGGACCCGGTGGTGTAAATCATTTTGTCAGCAGATGTCGTCAGCCCCGCGATACTGTTCAGACCGACATCGTAGGCTTGGACGTCGGTTCCGATCTGAAGTCCCAAGTTCTGCTGCGCGCCCGCTGCGTCCGATGCTCCCGTGCCGCCATCAGCGACCGGCAAGTCGCCGGTCGACAGTTGGCCGCCGCTTGAGGTGTACAAGGCGCCGGCCGATAGGCTGGTGGGCAAAGTCAGAGCATATGCACTCGAAGAGCTATGCGCCGGCGCTGAGAGGGTTATCTCGTGCGAGTTCTGCTCGCACAGAAAAGCAATCTTTGACGGGTTGTCGTTTCCTTTTATGCGGAAGTAGCCCGTCCCGTGCGCGGCGACTTCGACGTTTCGATTGTTGCTTTCAGTGACGATATCAAAGGTCGCGACATCGAGGTTGCTGCCCAGGGTGGCATTCGTGTCGGCGCTGAGCGAGGCGATGCCGCCAAGGATGGTTATAGTTTTATCAGCACCCGTGCCGCTGGCCGTGACCCCAGCGCCTACGAAATCGAGAGAGGTCGCAGCCGTGCTAAGCGCGCTGCCCTCCTCTTTAATGGTAAGCGAACTTCCGCCCCCTCCGCCGCCGCTGATACTTATTGTCTTGGTTGCACCGCTGCCCGAGGCGGTGACCCCTGAGCCAACAAAGTTCAAGATGGAGGCGTTGTTGGCCAACGCAACACCTTCTTCCTGCACGGTCAGACTGCCACCGCCAGCGTTGGCGGATGTTTGGCTGGTGCCGTCAGAAAACGTGATCCCATTCGCCGTAACGGTCAGCGTGCCGCTAGAAACAGACGGCGACGCGCTGGCCAGGAACGCTGTCGACGCGCTAGTGGCTGCGCTGCCAAGACCCAAAGTGCCTCGCATAGTAGCTACGTCACTATCGTCCAAAAGCGCTCTGCCCGCAGCCGAAAGGCCGGTGGTCGCAAAGGCGTCGCTGCCAGTCGCGTAGATCATTTGATCTGCACTGACGGTCAGACCTGCCAAGGCGGTCAGCGTGGCGTCGGTTGCTTGAAATCCACTGACGTTGATGGTCCGCGTTTCATTGCCGGCCGGGTTGTTGGTAACAAAAGACACGCCCGTGCCGGCAATCAATTTGTCCTCTAGGGTGCCAGGATTTTGGTCATCGCTGCTGACCTTCATGCCACTCGCAGCATTCGCGGCGTTAGTCGCGCTGGTGGCTGCCGCCGTGGCGCTGGCCGCTGCTGCCGTAGCTGACGCTTCGGCGTTGGTGGCCGAGGTCGCCGCCTGATCTGCCAGGCTTTGCGTGACGGTGGTGCCGGCTGTTGACGACCAAACGGTGGTACTCATGCAATGTTCCTCATGCCATGCTGCATTTGCAGGACGCCGCCATAGCTCGCGTCTTGGTTGGCGCTGTTAGCTCGCGCGATGGCGTTGTCTCGCAGCGCCACGAAACGCTGCAAAGCGCGCTCGTCCATCAGGAAGGGCGCCGCCTCGCTCAAGGTCGCGTAGAGATAGATGTCGGGATGCTCAGCCAAAATAACGTTGCTGGTGTTGCTGTGGCTGAGCGCGAACGCTGACAGCTTGCTGTAATAGGTCAGCTCGATCGTGAACGTGCTGGTCGTTTCTGGCGGGGGCGCAAACTGGATCTGCGGCCCAACGATCGCATAGGCCTGTGGCCGTCCAGCCGTGGCGCTCGGAAACTGATGAACGAGCGCCGCCGGCGACATCGCCTTGAGCTGGATCGTCGGGGTCGTGTTGATCACATAGAGCCGAATCTCTTCCGCAAAGTCTCGAGGCAGGTTTTCGAATTGCTCGTTTAGGTCAGCCGTCGCGCGGCTGATCAGCTCGCGAGCGCGCAAGACTGTGTCAAGGTAGCTCTCAGCCAGCGTGATGAACTCTGGAATGCGCGCGGTCAGATCTGTCCGATCGAGCCAGGTGGCGACCGAGGTCTGCAGCTCGGAATAGGTGCTGATAGCCATCAGAACGTACCGCGGGTGGTCTTGAACGCCGGGTTGGCGGTCAGCCACCTTTTCCAGTCGGCCGGGTTCTGAGCTGGCGTGCCAAACTTGCGGACGAGCTGAAAGTAGATTGACGTCGGGATTGTGGCGACCTTCTGCCGATGGCGTTGCGTGTTGCCGATCATCTGCCCCGGCTGCCAGGCAAGCTGATCATTCTTGGCCTGCTCTGCGATGGCAGACACGTCTTGCTCTGTGCGGACGATCATCTTGTCGTCCTCGACAGCCACCTTGCTGACCGTCGCCGACATAGGGTCGCGATCAAATTCTAAAAAATCAGGCATGAAATTTCCATCGATGGGAGGGGCGGCGTCTCACGACGCTGCATAAAAAAAGGGGCGCCGAAGCGCCCCTTTCAGTGTGTTGGCTTCACCCTTAGGTGACGGTGCCGTCGATATCGATGACGGCGCCATGCGCCAGCGGATTGTCGAGACGCAAGGTCCATTCGTAAACAATCGCCGAGGTCTGCGCGTCGGAAGTCTTCGCCAAGTCTACCTCAACGAAATTCCGACCCGGCAAGTTGACGACCGTGTAATAATCACTGTCGAGCAAAAATACACGGTCATTGTGGTTAGCTGCCATGACTCTCGATGGAGTAATTTGCAGATTTCCGAAGTCTGACGAATAAATATCCACGGCTCCAGTGATAGTTATTGCTTGACCTGCTGCCGTAGTTACTTGGTTTGCGGTGCCAGGAGCAAAAGCATTACTAATGCCCGAGAACGCATTCTTCAGTTGTGGCGACAGCACCATCATGTCGGCCTCGCCGCCGTCCTCGAAGATCGCCTGCATGACAGTGTCGATCATCGCGATGGTCAGCGAGCGGTCGTTGCCGGTGGTGGTAATGGCAGCCGAGCCATTCTGGT